GTTGTAGCACTCTCTTCTGGAACAGTATAAACCCAAGCAGAACCATCCCACTCAGCAATACTATTTTCATGACCTATCCACTCTCCAGTAGCGGCTATCCCAACAATGTATCTATCCCCAGAGTCAGGAGATGTTGGTGGGTCATCTTGGATAGCCAATACAGGCTTAAGCCATAGAACTCCAGAAACCTTGCTGTCTACATAACCTTTTGTAGCTGAGTCATCTGTATTTATTGGATCTCCAAGATTAACAAGTATGTGACCTCCAGCATCAATATTACCGCTTAATACATTATCAGCACTTCTAGCCTGTTCTAGTGTTACGTTATGTGGGTTGTTGGTAGCACTTCTATGAGCAGTGTTAGCTGCTACATCTGAATTAGCACTCACTCTAGCCTCCGTATAGTATAAGTTGGTAGAACCTTCTGGGATCTCGTCTGTTGATCCAATAGTGCCACCACCTGTAACTGCCCAGTCAGTATTTTCTATACCTCCTTTTAAGTAAAATAGTGTAGGCATAGGATCCCCAGCATCACCAGAAGTATTGCGCACATAGCACAGATATCCTTCGTGACGTACGGCTGCTGGTATAGCATCTCTGTCCGCTATAGTTTCCTTTAGATAGTGATTATCTAGTGGGAAATTACCTTGTCTACTTAATGAGCTTGGAATTGGTATTGCCATTGTATTTATGGTTGAATTGTTCCTACTGTTGAAATTCTATATTGAACGTCAGTTGTATAGATACCGTCTGATACATCTCGCAAATAATATGCAGTGTAAGTTCTTGGTTCATCGTTATTTGCACTTAATATATCTGTAAGTTGGAATGAAGCTAAGTTAGTTATAGGTTCCCATGAACCAAATACTAGCATCTCCATTCCGGATACGGTAATTCCTGGAGGGCATATTACTAGTAAATGTGCATCTCCAGCCTTGACGTTAATTGTATGATTAGTTAAATTTACTGTAAATAGTGACTTCATGCCTAATCCTGAGCTTTGTAACCATGAACTGTCTAGCAATGTTCCATTTGTATTAGATCCGCTATTAGGATTAATTGATAAGTCAGTAAGTTCTGGATTAGATACAGTAAATTTCTCTGTTGTGGATCCTATCCATATTGGATATCTTGAGTAATAATAAGCACGTCTAACAAGTATACGAGCCATTACATCAGATGGTCTTGGAGTCGGGTTACCTTTATTATCGAGTTGTTCTACGCCATCCGCAGTCCTAGCAATAAATTCAATATCGCCTACCGCAGAGGTAGCAGCTTCACTAGGTATTCTAACATCGGCATCAACCGGAACATCTAGTGTAATACTTCTATTGCCTGGAGTATGAGAGTTATCAGCAACTTTATGCTCGTCTATACCCATGGTAACAGTGATTTCTATTTCATCACCACCAGGTACTATAAATGTAGGATCTTGATTATTAAGATCTCCTCCATCGCGTTTAGTATATGTTCCAACAATGTTACCAGCAAGGTCAGATCCACGCTCAAGGTTTCCTGATTTAGCAACCAGTGAAGTTGTTGGTGCTACGTAATTATATGGTATTGTTTCGAAAATCATACCATCTAGTATAGCACTTATACTTCTTCCTCGCAAGGCTCCGCCTGTATATGCAGGAATTCCATATGGTGGCTCACTAATATCGCCTAGATTAGGATTGGATACCGATATATTTTCTAAACCGTCATTTGGCTCATACGCATCATAATTATCCCATCTGTCTCCATCCCATACGTAATTTGCACTAACTTTATCTGTAGGCATTCCGTTGGTTTCTACATACTCAATCTCAAGACTGCCAGCAGCCATAGATCTTACTGCATAAAGGATACTCCAAATTCCATTTTCATATCTTAGAATGTCATCAACCTCGGCTCCGCTTGGAACCCAGGATGCAGATATTCCAGTTGTTAGTAGATAGTTACCATCTACCACTGTAGGATTTTCGTCTGTTCCATTCACAGTATATGCTACCTGTATAAGTATTCTTGTTCCAGCTGGGGACTCTCCTCCAGGCATTGGTGCCCATGGGTCAAATGCACGCATTATGTATTGATTATTACCAATCGCTAAACCTGTAAGTGAAATTAATTCTCTTAAAGAAGAAAGCTCACACTCTTCATCACCGTTCACATACTCTAATAAGAAGTCATAAATTGTAACCAACTGAGATAACCTTAACATCAGCTTCTTGGATGATTTTCCATTATAACTAAAATCTGTATAAGAGCTTAGCTTCATATTCAGCATATCTATCTCAGGTAATAATGCCGCTTCTAAAAATCTATTTATATGTTCGCTATATTCTGACATTTTGTTTCGAAGATAATAAAGTTAAATCCATAGATTTTAGTAAAATCTGTGCCTTGTCCATGTAGCCACTTTCAGCAGCGTTCGAAATGGAACGATACTTGTGCCTTATTTTATTTACATTGGTAAACCATTCACCATTTAATTCTTTTGTGAGTAGGCGATCATATAATGAAACAGCATTGTAAGTTACGAAGAAAGCTATTTCTATATAATTATTCCCGCTTCCTGTAGTTCTTATTATGTTCGCTATTGGTGCGTCAGTATAAATATCACCGTCGAATTCGTGCCATGCACCATCAAAATAGTACTCAATACCGCCGCTGTTTGACCTTAGCACACCATCCTCAATTATCGTAGGAGTATCTGTTAAAACTATACTTAACAATGAGTACCAACCATCTAGCATGAAGTTATTAGAAGCATAAGGATCCTGCGCTATATCTGTCACTAGGTCATAATGCTTATAAGTATGTGTTGAGTATTTAGATCTATCAACTAACATTTCAACACTTGTACTACCAAGGTCAGCATTTCTCCAGCGATAGCTAGTTCCTATATATGCTTGTGATTCTTCATAAGCACTATTTCTACCAAATAGGTTTGGGTCATATATCACATATTGCGACTTTTGTGCTTCTTCTGGGTCGAATATAGCAACCAAAGTTGTTAGTATCTCTCCGTATCTATTGACATTATGATAGTATAAGAATGATACTTTCGTTGCCGTTCCACCGGAAAGTGCCGGAGTTTGAATAAGTATTTTACTTTCAATTGGTACTATCTGCGCGTTTTGTAATACAGTAACGCCATCCACTCTTGTACCGCCATCGTATATCGTCTTTATCATAATGTATATTTTATATTGTACGTTCTAACATTGGTTGTATCAGCAAGATCACTATATGCTAATTTTAGCTGCTGTAACGCGGCAGCAGCATCTATAGGCTTATGATTCATTAAATGAAACATCGCTTTTTCCCTAAACATCTGCAACAGCGCTGTTTTCTGAAATGCAAACTCGTTATCATAGGGTTTGAATCCTATACGTGTCATCGAGTTCAAAATTAGATTGTATTTAGCGTATCTGCTAATTAACATATCTGATATTATAGATGCTAAGGGTGGATTACTTGTAGTACCATAAATATAATCTATAATTGCTTCTTTGTCCGGCGCAGCCCACAATATTGGGTCTGGAGGAATATTACCTTGATTATTGTCATACAGTGACATATACAATACGTCATTATGAACAACAATATCCTCGCTGTTATATATTGTAGACGAATTCCATGGAGCGATATCCACTACATAAATGCGGTAGATACCATCCGTGGATTGATCATATTCATATTTAGGACTAGAATCAATGCTATAAGGCACTGACAGCCTCTTAGTTCCATAGTCTGTTGTAATATTGGCTTCGTATGTATAAAGCTCAATTACAATTTCTGAGGTTCCTCTAGTATTGTATATTTTACGCGGTATAGTTAATACCTTAGACAAATCAAACACATAGGCACCATCAACCATATTGTAGTCTGGTAATTCTATGTAATCAGTAAGCCTGCTTTCGAAATCAATATTTCCGAAATACAGATATACAATACGTTTTGCTCCAGCAGTAACTGGGTTATTAATATTCAGATTAACAGTTAGTGTTTTTCCACCATCCGCTAGTGAGCCATAAATCAGTGGATTATCCCCAACATTTGCTAAATAATGGCTCTGGTCTCCGAATAATTCTACGAAATTAGAAAATTCTACTTCTCTTACCATAATTATAAGTTTTTAACTTCTTTTTCTGCCCCAGTTCCCATATAGAGCTGTTCTCTTTCTAACTGAACTACTTGTTCCTTAAGTTCAATCTGCTTCTCATTATAAGCCTTGGTGTCTTTAAGTTTTTGTTCCTCAAGCTCAAGTTTCTTTTCGGCTTCTTTAGCTTTTTGCTGAACTTCGTACATTTTTGCTTGGTCATTAGCTGTCTTAGCTGCTTCAAGCTGTTGCTTAACATTGTTGAGTTCTGATGTAAGTTCTTTAATCTGTTTTTCATACTGTTCAATTGCTTGCGAAGCTTGCGCAATTTGATCATTTTCTGCTTGTTTCTTCTTCCAGTTTTCAGTAATTACTCTGTTCACTTCTACTATTGAATTTGATAGTACCGCTTTAACTAATACATCAGGATCGATCATTCCAGCACCGACTAACTCTTTAGCTAGCATTTGTAATGCTTGCAGCTTTTGCTCATCTCTTGATGCGTATGATATGGATATTGCATAATCAGAGTAGGAGTACTTCTCTGGTATGATATCAAATACATAGGCTTCATCTCCGACAACATATGAAATTTTCTTACCCTTTTTATAAGTAATTTGTGATACCTTAATCAGATCTGACATCAGGCGATTTTGATTAGCTCTGAATAGTTCAAATAGATAACTATTAGTTCCTAGTGCTTGTTTTATTCCGGCTCTAACATTAGTTACAGCATCACGCTCTTCTATGAATCCTAGCATTTGTGGTGTAGTGCCGGCTATCATGTGTGCCTGCATCTCTATCTGTTGTAGAACCGCATTAATGGCGTTCAACGAGTTTCCATTAACTGAGTTATCGAATGAGCCGTAATGTTGGAATAGTTGAGCTCCTTGCTCGGTGGGATCAATTAGTTCTACACCATTTTTCTTTAATGCTATAAATTTAAGTAATCTGGTCATGAAATCTTTACCAAGTACCTTAGGTATACCAGCTACGTTAATTCTATCTCCAGGGACGCCAGAATTGGCTATCAAGTTATCTCTGTAGAACATGGTGAGATCATACAGGTCCTGAAGATCTTTAAGAGCGCCTACAACAGAGTAAGGTTTGCCGTTTCTATCACTGAATAGCACTCCTCCATAAGAGAAACCGCAAGAGTAGGGATCTTGTTGTGATCTTGGTACGTCATCATTTTTACCAGCATTAACATAAACTGTACCTCCAATACGCGTACATTCATAGCGATCAGTCCTTCTTACTTTCTTTCTTGCTTTAAAGTTCTTACCGTCCGTTAATATTGTTAAATAATTCTGCTCTTCTTCGTCGATTTCTACTTCATTAGTAGCTAACCATTCTACGTGACACACTTCAATTGTATATGCTGCAGATTTATATCTTTGCGTTAAGACTGGATCTTCATCGCTGTAATACAGATTTAGATCTAAACCAGAATTCAATGTACGCGCTGTTTTAGACATGTAGCGCTCACCAAATAGTTTTTTGATATCTTCAGGCGACATAAACTTTCCGTAGCGCTGAGCGACCTCTTTATGCGTCAAATACTCTCTGTGTACTACTGCGTCTGTTGTGTCGATAAATGGTGAGTTAGTACTTTTATTATGGAAGAAATTTTCTGGTTTGATAACGTCGAATATTGGGTCTTGACCTTCTCGCTCGTAATGAACCCTATAATAGCATTCTCCGGTTACTATCAGATCGTGAACAAGCAGTGATAGTTTATGACGCAGCATCATTTGATTGCTGTGTTCAAAATAATCGCAAACATGTTGCACAGCTACTTCCAGATCTGATATGAAGTTTGTTTCATACTTCTTATGTACACGTTCTAGAGCATCCTGCAGTTCAGAAAATGTTGGGAGATTATCCTTTTCAGCTTCTACCGCTGATTTCATTTTTACGGTAAATTGCTTTAGTATATTTTCTGCCTCCTGTATCTTTTTAAGTTTCTTCTCCTGCTGTATCATATCCACAGTTTTATCATCCACTGCAGATACAGTGTATGAATAAGAATCTGATTCTAACTGATGCACAAGAGCGTCTACTCTTGGTTTAATAAGATTTGTAAATTTTAGTGCTGAAGGTGTACCTATTCCGTAGTTCTCAGTTAGGTACTGAAACTCCTTATCATCTCTGACGCCATTATAGTAATTACGGTATGTTTTAATGTGTGTCTTAGGCTCTACCAACACCGCGATCCAGTGATCAGCGTTAGCCATAAGGTACTCCTTGTCATTTTTATCCGCTTCCGTTAAATAAAAATCCTCGTAGTATACTTGTGGATATTGTGATATCATATCTCTTCTTCGTATTAATAATAAAAGCCCAACATAATGTTGAGCTTGTATTTAGGTTGTTATTGTAAGTAATATATCCTCTTCGACTATTATCTTAAGTGCTTTAACAGTGTCAGATTCTTTTTCTCGTATCTGTGTTCCGACATATGTAGCGTAGGCTACAAGCATTCCTACACTAAGGTCCTCATCTTTTACAGAAGGTCCAATACCGATAATTTTACCATAGTGCATATCTGCTAATCTAGGATCTCTTGATGTTGTGTTAAGTATTAAGTCAGATCCTTCATTCATATCATATTCTTCGACCAGCAATCGATTTGCAGTCGGCGCTACATCTTTATTCATTTTTTCCATATTTTCATACTTTCCAACTATATCGTAACCACGTATCAGCTTTAATAATTTCTCTTCCTTAGTAACTACATAGTATCCAGCAAACTCAGTAAATATGACTATCTCGTCTACTTTTAGTCCTGGGCAATGCTCCGGCATATCAACTTTATCTCCTATACTTAGGACTTTACCATACCTTATTGCTACATCTGTTGCGTCGGAATCTCGTTCTAATACTAGACCCTCTTGTATCTCATCTAACCTTATCATTTCAACGAGAACCATGTCTCGTTTCGGATTTATTTGCTCATGACTTTCTAATATCATTTTTCCACTATTTCGTTTACTTGTTCAGTTTCAGGTACTACTTCCGACTCAGTTTCTGCTGTTGCTCTGAAAGCATTTGCTTCTTTTATTAAAGCCGCGATTAATCCAGCTACTTCTCTGTGTGGTCGAGTATCTAAATACTCTAAAGTTGCATTAAGTGTTGCTAAAGTTACTGTTACAGTTTCTACATTTTCCATATTAATTCGTATTGATTGTTAATAATTACATTCATAGATATTATAGTAAAATTTTCGTTATTGTTCAAATTCTAAGTCTCTTGCGTCTTGCACATCGTACTTATCATCAAATCTTGGTACTCCGGTAGAGTCTATCCACCTGTAGCCCATACGATTATCCTCTTCTATAAAGTCATTTATTGTTACTCTATTCTTTTTAGGTATTACGCCGAAATGTTTGAATCCGTATTCGTCATAGTAGTATCCGAATTCTTCTAATTCCTGACTAACGCTCTCCATAGCTTTAGCAGGCTCTCCCAGCATATCTTCGTCTGCGATCTCGCATAGGCCCATAGCTACAACAAGGTCAGACTTCTTCCTATCTTCTCTATCATAGTCTCTAAGCTGCTCTAGCAGATCCTCGAAGAATATTAGATGACAGAAGTCTTGTATGTATTCTTTGATCTTTCCGTCCTGGTGATCGATAACATGCGTAGCGGTTGTTGTGCCTATTAGATGTTGTCTGTTATCATATCCGAGTCTCTTCAAATCTCCGTCTGAAGCCGAAGGCATAGCTACTGCCGGACGTTTCATCAGTCTGTGGAATTGATGCTTTTCTATAAAGAACTGTCTTAGACCTACTTTCGTATACTCTAAGTTTACTTTAGCATTGTAATACATAGACAGCTTTAGTACTTCTTCATAGTCATCTCTAACATCCAAGCTTCTTCCTAAGTATTTAGCTACGTAAATGTTTGACGTCTGGCTGAAATAAGCTCCATCTACAATACGCTTCTTTATAAGACATGCTAAGGATGATCTATCCTTTGTTGATGTTGAATCCAACTTACCCTGGTCAATACTATCTACCCCGGCTATATAGAGATCATTAAATATTTCTTTTCCACTCTTTCCTCTAAAGGGATGCTCTACTATCTCTATATTACCGTTCGGGTTAAGTACCCACTCCACGCCTACAATCTTTCCAGACTTAGAGCGTTTCCATTCAAGAAATCCTCTCTCAGGCTTAATTATATGATCTGCACCGAATTGAATATCTGTCCATTGCTTGGCTATCTTCTTCTGATTGAAGATGTTTGTACCCTTCTTCTGGAATACTTCCTCTATCGTGTATGGGAATTCCTGAACAATCTTATCATGGAGTTCGATGTCTTCTCTAGTATCCTCACGTTCTTGGTCCAGGATTTTCCTAGACTCTTCGTTATTATTGACTCCATATTTTTCCCACATACCTCCATATAAGTAATCAGCAGGAAGAAACATGCAATGATAAGTCTTTTTACCGGCTACAGCAAAATCATTAACAGCTAGTAAATTATAAGCTTTAGGATTAGTAAATATCTCCCTTGCTTGGTCTGAAGCAACTGATCCACCAGTACCAGCCATGAATACACGACCTTTCTTAATACTACCTACTTTCCATGATCCCCATGATGCTGAGATACAGGTTTTTAAGTTAGCTTTACCGGTTGACCACGCACCAATCTCATCCATGAAGAATATATCAGGACGTGTTCCCCTTGTAGCATCCGGATTATCACCGAAGATAAGTCCTTGTACTTTAGACATTGGACCACTTTCCATCTTAACACCGTCTCTGTTTACTTCATATCCAGAACGGATAAAGTATTTGGTATCTTCTAATCTAGCTAAGGCCAGTGTTGGATGGGCTTTATCGATAGCAATAAGCATATCTTTCAGCTTTCCAAAGGTTTCATTTGTATGGTGTGCGTTTGTACACGCTACAACAGAGTGGCTATTAGGTTTTAAATAGTAATATTTAGCTATTATACTGTTTAGTAGATATGACTTACCAACAGCACGACCAGCCATCCACATGAATCCTTTTCCTTCGTGGTGGGCTTCTTCGATTAATTTGAAGATATAATCGTGCATGTATGAGAAGTATGGAAAGTCAATGTCGAAATTTGTGGTTGGATTTCCGTTTTTATCCTTTAATGCTATAAGAAATGGTACGAAATTAAGGGCCCAATAATGGTCTCCAGTTATTCTAAACCCTTTATATTCAAACCCATATATAGAACGTCGTAATTGCTCCTCGTACCATTCTATATTCTCTGCAGAATCTATCGGTACTGGCGGTGGATTCCTTCCTTCATAAAACTTATCCGGAAGTACTGGTCCCCACCTATAGCGTTCGATGCCTAACATCGACGGTTTCATCTCTCCACCAGTGCTCCTCTTCCACTCATTTTCCATTCTAAATTTATGTTGTTCCGTACATAATTTTATATCCGGAACCCATAGTTCATTATCCATAATTATTTTGTTTTTTGTATAAGATGAAAGGTCTTTTAAGTTTTCCACCATCCTTTTTAAAGAAATTCGATACACCACCGACTAAACCTGTTACTGCTGCATCTAACTTATCATAAGGAGATGCTTTATCGTCAGATACATAATAGAACATAGTACCCTTCTGCAAATCTGGGATTACCTGATCTTCCATTTCACATCCCATTCTAGTACACCCATGAGAGTATCTACCCATTGTTTCCTTACCTGTTCCGTGAACACCGGTCGGTAAATTATACCATTTTTTAGTTTGTGGATCATAACCACTGAAACCGAAGAATTTCTTACCATAATTTTCCTTTTCCTCATCCGTTTTAGTCTCAGCAGCCCTGTTTATTCTAGCCCAGCCTTTTTGGGTTTTGAACGTTCCTCTAGCTTTGCCTGGATGAGCTACATCCCTATCTCCTACGTTTCTTCCTATACCGACTTTACCGAGTCGCTCATAATCACCAGTATTGATGTCAATGCGATACATAGTATCCGTAGGTTTGTACACTACGTAATAATACTTACTTTTTACGCCACTTCTTCTATACTGGTTGCGTACCTTATCCAGCATCGCACTATGCACCGGGGAATCTTTATCAAGTATTTCATCGATATCATAATCGCCGTCAGGATTAGGATTTTGTTGTGCAGCCTTTTTAAAAGTATCTGCTACAGTATTTTTTCCAGCTTTAATACCTTCTAGCTCATCTACATCTGGTCTAGCAGCCCAAGTCGGTGCTAGCTTAGTTATTGGATCTAAATGCAAATGGCCTCCGATATTATGAGCGATTATTGGCACACCGTTTTTAATATCAGCTACATAGCCAACGTGTGTATTATATGTATGCTCGCCTCCAAGACCCATAGCAGATGCTACATAATTTAATAGACTGCCTCCGTGTTTATCCGGAAACGCAAAAGGATCTTTACTACCATAAGCTTCCATATGATGCGTTGATGGTTCATAGAATAGCCCTACTACGTCACCTGGTTTTAGTTTGCCGATATAGTCTTTATTCTGATCCAGCACTGCTTTTGTAGCACTCTTAATATCTTCCGGTGATTTAAGATCTTTAAATTTATCTAGGTTGTCCTCATACAAGTTGAATATCTTATCACCACCATGAAATAGTATGGAGCCAAGCATTCCCCAGGCGTTCTTATGGCGCATACCAGCACTTTCTGTATCTACTCCAGCAGCCTCCCAAATATTACACATACCCTTAGCACATTGCTTTTCTCTATTAAGATACTGCTGCCTAGGTTGTTGTATTATTTGGGTATTAATTGTACGGATTTCTTCTGCAGTAGACGCTGGAGTTTCCGGTTTTGGCGCTGCAGCTGGACTAGTATTTCCATACAGTTTAGCGATAGCGTTTCTAGCCGCTCCTGTTGTTTTTATCCACTTACTACTGCCCTTTCTTCTTGTATAGTAGTCGTTTCCGCTTCTCGCGTATTCATAACTATCTCCAGGTCGTCGTATTATATTATCCATGGTTCCATTCTCTTGAATTATCAGCAAAGGTAGCTTTCTTTCGGATTCTAGCATCTTTGCTAGCTTTACCCCTGCTTATACACTCGCTTGTCACACCGCTGAACCCTTGCCTTTTACACCATTCAGTAAAAGTACCTTCCATAGAGGGCTTTATATGAATGTCAGACTTTCCTCCTTTTTCCATAGAGTTCACTTTTCCCTCTACTTTTGAGAGCCTTTTATCCATATTCTGCACCTTCTTCATGACCTTCTTTTTCTTGCGCATCATAGGGCCTTTATGTGGGCACTTACCTCCTGCTTGCAATTTCTTACCTTTACAGGCTTTTTTTATATTTGTTTTACTCGCAACTATCATTTTAGTTCATTTTTGGTAGTTTTCCTTTGTTATTGGGTGATAAGCCTCCTCTAAGTGTAACAACAGAATTTCCTGTATTCTGTAATCCGACCATAGTAGCCTTATCAATTATAATCTTTATTACGTTGTCTAGAATTGCTGTTATGATATCTACATTAGTTGTGTAGGATATCTTTTCAGTAATTTCATGCACGTTTTTCACTATAACTGGAGTGGTCTCCTCTAGCAACGTCATGAATTCAACCATCTTCTTATCATACAAGTCGATGTCAGCTTGCGTTTCATCAAAATTATCTTTCTTATATTCGTCAATAGCTTTAGTTGCTAATTTAAGATGATCTTGGTCAAGTACTTTATCATCACCAAAAGACAGGTGTTTAGCCATAGTTGCTACTCTAGGTTCCGGTATATCTTTGATTGGATTATCGTCTGTTCTATCAGCGCATAGAAATACATATAATGCCCATTTTAATGCATTACTTTTATCCTCTCGCATCAATTCATCCAGACTATCTGGGATATAAGCACCCTTTGCTAATTTTAGACCCTCTTTATACAACTCAAATAGTTTCATTCATTTCAATATTTATTAGACCCTTAACCAGTGGAGACAGTGCTAACTGCCCTCTTACTTTCTCGCTCATAGCTTCTTTCTTAATTGTAGCTACTATTGAAGCTCGATTCTTTCGTATTACTGATAGTTTGTTAAGAGCTGAGGTTATTATACGTGAATTGCTAACAAAAGTTACAACACCATTATCTACATTACGTACAGTCTCTGGCGTTGTCTGTTCTAGCATTTTCTTTAATTCCGCGGCTTTCTTGTCGAATACAGTCAGCAGCCTCTCTTCAACTGTCATATTCAAGTCTATATACATTGGAATTGCTGCTTCTAGCAGTTCTACTTCACGCTTTGTAAATTTCTTTTTCTTATCGTGATATGCTCTAAACTTGGCTTCAACCTCTCTATCATTTGTATCCACATTTGCTAACGGGTTATCTTCTCCTATGTCACATAATAAGAATATGAAATACAGCAATTTATTGGCTTTCGTCTTTGTTTTGCTTCTGTCGTATTTCCATATCTCAACAAATTCAGGTACCATAAAGAACTTAGCATCAGTTATTATTTTTTCATTATTAAATTTGAATTGTAAAGCCATAATTATTCGTAAGAATAGATTAAATTAAATACTTTATTTGGATACTCTCCTGTTCTACTATACCAGTCTCTGTAGTCATCTGCCGTAAGAGGCCCCTTTTGTTTCCTGATTATATCATTAAAGACACCGTTATCCAACAGCATATAATGAAGATTGTTATTGTTTTTCATCATCTCTTGTATGCGTCTTCCCACATCTCGTGGTTTCCCGTGCAGAAATACCTTAGCCCCAGTAGTAGGATCAAATACTATAATTTTTCCAGCATTGTTTTCCAAATTATGGTACATAACATTACCACTCTCATCCAATAGATGAAGTGGTGTATCGTTGTCAACATCCTCTGGGTCAACTACTACGCTAGCTATTCTACCACCCTTAAACGATGGTAATACTTCAACATTAGGGTCTATTTCATTTGGACCACCAACTACGAATCTACCATCTTTTGTTACTCCGTAGAATATCTTTGAATCTTTGTATCTTTTTGCGGCTTCCGCCATAGGTAGCATATCTGCTGCGTCAGGCCCAACAAACCCTCCTCCAAGTATTATATTACCTTGTGAAGGATATGATTGCGGAGTGCTTTTATATGTGCGACCTTTATTAAGATCCAGTTCAGTTAGTTCAGGATCATCACCAATTATATGATTATATAAACCTTCCGTTACAAAGCTAGGCGTATAAGGCCCTATATGAAAGGTGGGTGTTAGATCCTCTTGAATTATTTGATTAACGCTTTCAAGTAGTGTAACTGGCTTTTTCTGTGCCTTTTTAGTAGCTTTGGGAGTTACATCTCCTGCTCCGTATCTTCTGATTTGTTTTGCCTTGTTGTATATCATCGTTTTCTGATTTCGTAATTTATACCGCACTTAGCACATTTATACGTGATGGTTGTATCCGACTCGTCATATATAAAGCCATCCGACTCGTGCTCACACTTGGCTACAGGTGCTCTTTCTTCGTAGTCCTTATTTAGGAGTTTTTCAATCCCTCCTAACATTTCTTTATCATCATCTCTCTTGGACATGTTTCAAATCTTTAGTAGAAAACCTTGCAGTCTGCAATTCATACTGTATATTAAACCACATACAAGTCACACCAAGCAATTCCGGAGCGGAACTTCCTCGTGCCATTTTGTCGATAGACTTAACTATCATCTTAGGTTTATTATCCACATTTTGTTTTAATTCTACTGTATCTCCCGGTTGGAAGTATACTTTCTCATCATCATGTAATATTCGGTTTCCTGTAGGTATTTTTGTTTCTAACATCTGAATCTGCTATTTTGTTCATAAATAATATTAAATCATCGTCATTATAAAGTCTTCTCAATCTATTGAGTAAGAAAGACTTTCCTTTAAGTAGTATTTTTGCTTTATCTAGGACTTCTTTAGTGAAGTCCTGTGTTCCGGCATCGTACAGGCCTATATCCTTTAGTAAGCCTCTAAGTGCCATAATATCGGAGTGTGTCTCACTATTTAGTTTATCGTGGTCATCAGCATAAGGATCTTTTATTCTGTCAGTCATACTATTATACAGCGGGCTTCTAAGATCTTCGTTCTGTATAAAACTACCACCAAACGAATTAGTTGCATGTGCTGTCTCATGCAATCCCAGTTCATAGGCCAGCTTTTCTTTAATAGCATCATCTGCATTTGAGGCATCTTCCATAGCGATAGTCTCCGAAGCAAGTCGTACTATGTTTTTGTTTGGATCATAAAATGAATATCCTTCGTAGGGCGAGCGTCCTCGATAATCAAGGTCTTTTACAGTGTTTATATTCCTACTTATCAGTTTATCTGTAATCCAATCTGAAATCCATGGAAGCTTAGAGCCAATGTCTGACTGCTTAACTTCGTTACGTAATCTTTCCTTATACTTTGGAGACTGCAGGTATTCAAGTGTATAATTGCGAGCCTTCTCACCTACAACGGGAGATGGATCATACCACCACGGAGGACTGTCCATAGTTGATACTAAACTATCCACTCTATATACCTTATCATATATGTCGTTTAGTCTAGCATTTCGTGCACTATCTGCTTGTGCTGGAGTTACTTCCTCATCAAATTTTCCTGAATCTTTAAATTTTCTGTATAGTATCATTACCTCCCTTTTATATCTTCAGGCCACTGCCTAAGTAGACGATCCACTCTACTATCATAGAATTTACCGTTCCATACTTCATACACTGCCTGAAGTTGTTTCGCATCGTCCCAGAATACACGCATAGGATATGCTGGAATCAGCTCGTAAGAGTCATCGTTTACCACAACCAAGACCTTTTCTTTTACACGAGCTGGATCACCAGATAACGTCTGGTATATAGCTAGTTGGATGCTATAGTGAATCCAATTACAGTCCATTAAATGTTTAAATGGTCCTGTCATCTTCTTATACTGTCTAGTAAATGGATTATAGTGAGACTTCTTTTTGATTGGTTCTGAAAGGAATTTCCAGTCATAAATCATAAAGAAATACTCATCCATTATCTTTTTCTTCAAAATTATATCGGATTGACCAGCTAAAGCTACATCTTTACTATATACAAGTAATTCAGTTTTAGCTATTTCATATCCGTCTTCTTTTAATTTATCCACAATCTCTGGTACCCATTTCGCTTTAGGGGAATCAGGCGGTACCGCCTTTTCACCTTTTAATAACGCTTCTCCGTAAGCGTGCAATCTAGTACCCATGTCTGCTTTAGCTTCCCACTCTGCTTTAATATCCTCTGGATCCCTTCCAAAGTATTTAGACTTCTCATTGTTGGATACAGCTTCAGCTATTTCATCTGTTTTAAACTCCTCTCCATAAGTATGTAATAACGTGGTTACAGAGTTAAATTTAAAATTCTTATCTTCCATTAGTACATATTTGTGCCCATCTTCAATAAACCCTACTTTACCGTCAAGGCTAACATTATCGTATTTCATTTTCATTTCCATAATCTCTATTTTTCCACAAATAGTAAGTAGTTAATGCTGCCGGTGCTCCATGACTAAATATCTTACGACCAAACAACACATTCAAATTTCTTCTAAGAGTTTCTGTCTCATTTATTGGAACCTTTCTACTTTCCACCATTTCCTGCTCTTTTGCTAATCTGGACCTAAACTCCTCCTCACTTGTTTGAAATTTACCTCTCATAGGTTTGGTAGGCTCTGTCGGTTTACCAAAGACTCTATCCAGTCTTTCATTCTCCAGATCTATCTTTTGTTTTAGTGCATCAGGAACATCATCATCGTACTCAAACCTGTAGTTGTTATCTCTGACACGAACCCCTAATTCATTATAGTCTACAATGTCACCCATACCAGTTACTCTAGTCTCCCTATTTATCATAGAGTGTGCTAAATCTGGTGATGTTTTCTGTAAGTCAGACATCTTAGGCGTTTTTGATCTCGATACTCCAGTCACGCCCTCTCCGAAAGCTTTACCATAGCCTCCAGTTGAACCGCTAAAATTATCAGCTGTAGCAGCCCATTTAATATCGTCAGATTCGGGGTATATACGAAGTCTTACATTCTTAGGCGCTTCATACCTTTTTGGTAACTCGTATTGATACCTATGCCAGTCAGGTCTTGTTACTGTTGATACTACGAACTCATTGCCTAACTGCTTATTCATTCTTAAGTCCTTATTGAATGTATCAAATATCTCTTCCGGTGCCCTATTAGCAAAGGCTCCCAACATATGATAGAAATTTTCTGGCTCGTCTAGTGTTGTTTTAGCATCATATGGATCATATGCGGTTCTATACCTTCTTTTTACTCTATCAAGTACTTTCTTTGTACGAAGAAATTCCTCATCATCTGTTACTAATTTTCCAAACTTGTTAATATATTCAGGTGGTATATTGAATCTATCCTTAAATTGATAGAATGTTTGCGGTACATTAACATCCCAGTTCTTGTAGTCCTCAACATGTTTCAGATAATCAGGACTTTCTGGATTAAGAAAAGATAAGTATGCATATTGCTCCGGAGTAAGATCTACTTCTTTAGCTATCTTATCCCTCATTGCAGCAGCCTTAGGATGTATATTATTTATAAAAGCATTCTTCAGTTCATTAGTCGGATAGCGTTCCGGATTGAATGCCGACACACTGACCGGTCGTACTTTCTCTGCAGTTTTTTCTATCTTCTCTAAGTCCTTTGCTGATTTGCCTAGTAATTTTAATGATTTAGTAGTAATGAATGGTAACATCATAGCACCGGCTCCAGCTGTTGCCCAGCCCCAGTTTCCGTTATTAACGTCATTCATTAATTCAGCGTAGTCATCCACTGTGTCAACATATGGAACCATTCGAAGCCATAAGGGGACATTTTCATTCCAGGTATTGTAGGTTTGCTGCGCAAACTTACCAACACCCTCGGCCTCTCTAGCTTTCCTTCGATTCTCCTCTATTTCTAATCTACGAGCTTCTTCCAAGTCTTCGTAGAGTCCACCAACTGCTTTAGCTCTTCCTATTGAATTATCTACTGGTGTGGTAGGCCATCCTACTTGCGCTTTTATTGGTTTATGTAATATCATTAGTGAAAAACTTTTTGATTCAATATAGCATTTAGTATAGATTTAGCTCCAGCACTTTGATCATATTCTTTCGACTTCAGCAGCCTGTTATATTCGTCCTTTACAAGTTTTCTATAGTCATTTTGACTAATAGGCGCGCGTTCCATTACACTGCTAAACTTGTTAATTGGTCTCTCTATTAATCCTGTCTTACTTGGTACATTACCAAACGTATTGAATTCTACACCAAGCGCCTTACGCAAGTTATCTAATTTAGCATTTGCTTGTTCCACAAGTGTCTCATACTGACCTCTTATTTCAGAAGGTATACCAGGCATGTTTGACATCTCTACTCTTATATTGGCTGGATGTGCTTTTACCGCTACTTCTCCTAGATTTCCAGATCTTATTATGTTATTAATGTCATTAGTAAGCATATCTATACCACCCTTATTTGGGCCCTTTGGTACTCCTATACCTAGTATTTTAGGAAAGGCTTGTGATACTTGTGTCATCTTAGTACTTCCTGCATCCTGTAAAGCAGCCCATCCTATATCTTCTGCTTGTCTCGGATTTACTATTATTTGAGCTGGAGCATATTGACCCGCTCTAAAAGCCTGTGACTTTGCTCCATATGGTTTAACATACGTAGATAAATATACTGGGTTTCCCGCTGAATTAGCGTTCATTAAAATCTTATCTATATTTCTTAATACACCTTCGCCGGATACATTAGCACCAGCTTTACTTGTATTAAATGCGCCTAGTTGATGCACTAGTTGCGCTCCTTCCGGCGTTCCAGTTTGTACAGCATATTTATTATTTATATTCTTTATCGCTTGTAATACCGCAGATGCATCAGAGCCTATTGACTGCAGACTGTTCAGATTGCTTCTTAAGTTATTTGGAATTCCATAAGTATTGTATAAATCATTTAATGAAGTGACATTTAAGTTACCCTCCATTGCTGATTCTACTAGATTCTCAAACTTTTTAACGGACGCTGGATTACTCCAATCCGGTTTCCTAAGTAGCGCCATTTGCATCATTTTATTTGGATCTCCGGTTATTTCATCAAACCCAGATATAATATCGTCTCTATAACGTATCACATCATCGTCTGCTGCATTTATTAGAGACCTATATACTTGCGATGAAGAGTGTGGTACCTTTGCTGCTGCCACACTAGGAAATATTTTAGCTAACTTCTCATTAATTATCGACTCTGTTATCTTTGCAACTTTATTCTTTGCTTTTCTTCCTCCTTTGATTGGTACACCAGACATGGCTGCAGCAAGTGCTGAGCCAGCAAGTGTTCCATAGGCTCCAGTACTATTCCCTGCTCTATGTTGTCTCTCTGCTTCTTCTATACCACCAAGTAATCCTGCTGCGCCCTTTCCCATAAGATATAATGGGTGCCAGGACATGGCTTCATCAAAGTCTCCTGCAGTATTTTCGTAGTTCGCTAGTAGCGTGTTTATCCTTGGAATATCTAAAGGATCACCTCCAAGCGTCTCCCACGCACTCTGTAATGCTGTGGGTTTAAATTCAGATACAGTACCTTGATTCTCTGCTTGAACTTGCTCCATTTCATCTAGCCACTGATTTTGCAGTTGTTGAAGATTTTGTACTGGTACTGTCTCCTGCCTTGCATTGTCTTGTTGTGCTCCATACGGTGTAGACCATGTGTTCGTAGCATTTACATTGCCCTCTTCACTGTGCGTAGTATATTGTGCATTCTTGTTTTTTATATCATTACGTCTCCGCATCTCTAATTCATCAAGCGATGGTGTGTCCGTAATGTAGGGTTGTATAGTACTATTTACCGCATTATAAGGCGTAGTCCAGATACCTGTATTTAATGAGTTCTGAGCCTTTATTGGTTTATGTAGTATCATCTTGTGCTGTTTTTAATTTCCACATGTCTTTGTATCTTTGAATCGATCTAATCGAAACTCCTGCAACATCAGCAATATCCTTTAATTGTAAGTCTTCATTTCCAAGGTAGTTAACCGCTTCTACTATAGAGGATATAGTTCTAGTCTTAGCGTCCAGTAGGTTCTCCTTCCAGTACTGATTAATAGCATAACGAGAGATATCAGCTTCATTCATAACATCTTGAGTCTTATACTTTTTATTGATAGGCATAAGAGACCTAACTGCAGAAATATAGTTACTTCTTAACTTCTTCTTTATGGCTGCTTTACCTGCTTCGGTAAAGTTCTCATTATACCATATTGTATCCATAGATAATATATCAGCATCAAATATTGGTAACTGCGATGTACTCGTAATTGACCTGGACGCTGCTACAACATCTTCAAACAGCTCTTTATCAGGCTGTCTTCCGAATGTAGCTTGTATGTATCTATTCCACACAGCCTGTTCTAACTCACTGTGCGGTTTATCATTTAATAAACGCAGCGCAAGCAAGTTCTGAAATAATATCTCATATTCTCCCAACTTAGATATTAAGTAAGGTAGAAAGTTCACCGTTATTTTCGGAAAGGGTATATCCGTCTCTAACCAACCGTCAGAATTAAAACTATAGCCAGGTGGACAATCGAAACGATTAGTCCACTTTATCTTCTTTACTTTGTCAAGTAAATTCCCGCTTTTACTTCTAATGGATAGATCCATCTGTTTTCTTTGTTGTAGTTGTATACCATACATCCGGCTGTATAGTCGGATCCGGGTGTGTTGGGTATGTTGGATAGCATGGATACCATGGCGCAACCTGTATAGGCTGTGGCTGCATACCAACTATCTCTACTAATTTCTCTACTAGTTCATCAACATCATCCTTATTAACACCTGCTTCTAAAAGCATTATTTTTACTTTCAATAGTCTTATATCATCATCCATAATTTCTAGTATAATCTTCTTGCTCTTGGTAATTTCTTATTGTAAAGATCTCTATAATAATCGGTAACATTTCCTGTAGTACCTTCATTATCATAGAATTTACCGAAGATATAGTCATCAACTTCCTCTTTGTTCATATCCTCGGCTGTATTAGTGTTGTAATATTTAGATGTACCTGGTATCTCCCTATTTCCTTCAAATAATGAGGGAGTAACTGGTAACTCTTGAATACCAGTATTGAGATTTCTCATGACATCCCCAGCATAGTACTCATTACCTCTCTTCCACAGTGCATCAGTTCTATCGTAAGCATTCTTAAACTGTGGTAGAAACTCTGTATGTGCATTAGTAGCTTTACGCTCAATAGCTGCAGCTGTCTCTCCAGGTACTTTATGTATGTACATTCCGTATACATCTTTAGGCTTTGCAAATTTACCTACGGTTATTTCAGGAACCTCTGGTAAATTTATATCCTTATTAGTCTGCATTGCAGTCAATCCTCCTGGTTGGTATTTTCTGTATAATATCATGTTACTGTTTGTTTTGTTAATTTTCTTCCTGATAGTATATACATTTCAATAAATGCTATAAGATAATCAGATAATGTCTCTGCACTATCATTATAATTATCAATATCATCACTCAATTCAGCATATACCGTTTCGCCATCTACTATAGCTTCTGCTAAATAACCATCATAGGTAAATTTAACGTCTCCCAAAATTGTTGTTACTTCATCACTCATTACATTATTCTTTTAGTGTTGATCCTAATATACCCAGACCGGTTACAGTCGGAAGTCCTTGATTAACAAAACCTCTAAGTATGTCCATCTTAGTCTTCGTGGTAGGTATGTGGAATATTCTATTTATCTCATTTCCATAAACGGGGGGTGCTCCTTGTGTACCCATCCTAACTAGTGGATAAGTTCTTAAACTTGCTGGTTGTCTATAAATGCCTGGTCTTAAGAACCTATCGAATCTATAACCAGTACTTCTCAATGCATTCATTATCTCATCCTCTGCTATCTCTTTTCCTACACCTTTCGCTATTTTAGAAGGCATAAGTACTGCTACCAGTTCTTGTGTAATACGATGCGGATTAGTGAAATATTCCGGATCAGAGCGCCTGATAGCATCATAATCAAATAATTTATTTAGTACAGCAGTTGCTCTAGATGGATCCCTTTGAAATATATCATTTAGATGCGTGAGCTCGTGCCATGCAGTAGTTCTCGGATTAAAATTCAGTAATGCTGTTACTGCCGAGTCGCCTAGCCTTCTTCCAGCTACTCCAGCCTTTAATGCAGGCCATGCTAGTTGCGGACTAGTGAGAGTTGGTATATGCACTCCAGGCACATAATTCACACCAATTTTATTCTGTAACTTAGCTAGTGTTTCCGGATGTTCCATATAACTATAGAATCGTTTAGTTTCTTCCGGCAATACTTCTTTAGTATTTTTAAGTGCTTTATTCAACCACCTATCACTAGGCGCCTTACCATAAGCAGATTTGTAGAAACTAATATAATTATCTCTAGCTGACTTAAACATCTTAGCTTCAGGGTTATTACCAAGAACTGAATAAGGACTTATAGGATCTCCAAACAGCCTCATTCCTTCCATCTCTGGTATACGTACCTTAGCTTTAGGTGTAGTAGTAAATAGCGTAGCAGGATTTTCAGAATAGAAATATCTAGCATACTTAGGATCTAATTCCTTCATTGGTACTTTTCTTGCTGCATTGAGGTGCTTCAAATAATAAGGTACTCTCTTAGCAAAACTAAGACTTTTTTTAGCATCATTGATTACATTACCAGTAACCATTCCAGGAGCTTTGAAAAAATTATTCAGAGCATTAGCTCCTACATAACTCCATGGATCAGAAGCAGAATCTAAAATAAAATTCCACGCCTTACCCTTCCAATCGGCCGCGTGTCTTATACCAGCCTCATCCACTTCTCCAGCACCAAGTATACTGTCAGACCCCGTTCTACCGGCTAAGTTAGAATACTCCGGCCACCAGATATCTCTAGCAGCTTTAGGCACCGCTCTCCAGTAATTAGCATCACTTCCTTGTAGAATCTCTCCAATCAAATTAGCTGGAGTAGATAATACAGTTTGTGCACCAGCTATTGCAGGAGCCGTTATATTATAAGCCCACTTACCTACGCTCTCTTTAACTGTGGGCCTATGTGCAGTAACTGTAATCTCAGGACTTTCCTGCATATAATAAATAGGATTTCCCTCTTCATCATAAGCCTTATTAGCTATCATTCCCTGCTTGTATGCATTACGGTAGGCCTCGGAACCATATGCAGCCATAGAGTCTCCTTACGCGGTCATCCCTCAAATTATCAAATAATCTATTTCCTAAGTACACACCCAGCAGTGATTTGTATATATTCGGATTAGTCATGTCAAACATACCGTTATTTCCCCATAATGACTTCACGAACTGACCCGGTTTATTTTCATGTATTAATATTGTTCCTGGATTAGATGAATCATGTAGGTGATGTATTAATACATTGTCGAGATCAGCTTCTGACATAACATCGGCTATAGCATCTGTTGATCTGCCCTTTTTAGGTAATAAATCTATAAGTTGCTGCTGTTTTCTATAGTCTTCATCAGTTATTTTACTTAGATGTTCTTCAGCCTTCTTATTATAGTGCTTATTAGATAATAAATTCAGTCTTCTACCCTCGTGCTCTACTTCTTTTAATTTATTAGTTAGCCAGGCATCTCTTTTAGAAATATCACTAATCTGCTCTCCAAGACTGCCATACAATGGAACACCAGACCAATCTCTGTACATACCTTCAATATTAACATCGTTTCCTTTTGGTACAGCCAAATTGTACAATGCCGGATCGCTTCGTGGTGCAAAAACCGTAGTTGGCGCATCATTCACATTATATAATGTATAGTTATGCGCTACATGCCTATCGCCAGTAAACACAGGTTCTACTCTAAACTCGGGATAGTGTGCAAATGACCCCCTGTACATATTATAGTAGCCTCTTGGGAATGCCTTTTTAAAGTTTTTACTATTAACTTGCACGAATTGCTCAGGAGTGCCGGCAAACGGAGCACCATACGGAGTCTTCATCCAAGTACCAGATTCTTTAGCTTTCTTCTCTATATCATGGTACTCCTCCATCAACTCTGCATTCTTAGGAATCTCTTTATTCCACTTCCCCCAATCTATATCTGACTTAAATACCTTCTTAGTATCTTCAGCTAATTCAGGCACCTTACGCAACGCCTTTATTCCCTTAGTAGTAATGTAAGGAAGTAACATAGCTCCTAATCCAGCAGCAGCCCATCCATAATTCCCCTGATTAACATCATTAGTAAATTCTGCTACATCATCTACTGTATCAACATAGGGTATAAATCTTAGAGGAAGTGGTACATTCTCATTCCATGCGTTATAACCTTGCTGTGCTACTTTAGCTACTCCCTTAGCTTTTTCTGCTTTCCTTCTGTTTTCTTCCATCTCCTGCTGCCTAGCTTGTTCGAATGCATTATACATATCTCCAACAGCCTTAATAGCATCAGTATCTGAACTAATGGCACTGGTTCCCCATCCTACTTGTGCCTTAATAGGTTTTGTATGTAGTATCATTTTCGTCTATATTTATAGTAATTAGTACTATCCTCTACTAAATCCCAGTTATTTCTGAAATCCTTAGCATCAGGAGAATTATACCAATCTAACTCATAGTGTAGTGTAGGATGATTCTTCGCCTTAATAAACTCCATAACACCATTATGTTCCGGGCCTACAGAAGAACCATGAAACCTATTGCTATCTTCTGGAACAGGCGCAATAAAACCAGATCTCCATGCCTCATACATATTAGCAGGCTTACCGTATAGTTCCCAACCACGCCTTAAGTCGTATGACTCGTCACCTCTATAATCCGCTAGATTACTAGGAAGGGTATTTCTGAAGTACCGAAATGGTATATCATCCAACTTATCTCCTTCCTGTGCCTTAAGTGTATAATCTAGATGTGGCTTGGGTTGTGGATCCCACGCATGAAATGTTGTAGCTGTCTTTCTGTTATTCCATATCATTTTCCAAACATCCTCAGAAATCTTGAAATAGGATTATCAAACTGTTCCTGATCATAGTACTCGTATTCACCCT